CGGGCCTTCAGAAATCTTACGGCCAGAATCAACACCGAGCCGACAAAGGTATTCGCGGCGCTTCGGGACGCATTGCAGGGAACAGTTTCGGTGATGGACTCTTACCGCTTGGCCAACCAGGCGATCATGCTTGGGGCGGTTAAGAGCAAAAAGGATCTCGTGGAACTTGCAACTGTTGCGAGGCGTCTTGGTCAAGCGGTTGGGATGGACACAGCGCAGGCATTTGAACAATTAACAACAGCTCTGGGGCGTCAATCCACCAAGATTCTTGATAACCTGGGGATTGTTCTGAAGGCTGAGGAAGCGTATGAAATCTATGCCAGACGAATCGGAAAAACAGCCAGAGAGTTGACGGCAGCAGAGAAACGGACCGCGTTTATCACCGTAGCCCTTGAGCGCAGCAAGGAGGTTCTGTCCGTTTTGGGGACCGATTTGGAAACAGCTTCTACCAAATGGCAGCAATTTAAAGCGGCCGTGCAAGATGCTGGCATGGCCCTTGCAAGAATAGCCACTAAGGTTTTATTGCCGTTCGTGCGACAAGTCACTCGGGGACTCCGTGCTATTGCGGATCTGGTTGACGCGACCGCAGATCTCCAGTCTCCGGCGGAAGAGATCATGCGGGGCATCCGTTTAGATAATGCTGCTCTTGAGGCTCAGTTCAGACTCGTAATAAATTCTGCACTAAGAGCGGCTCAAGCCATTCTTGCGATCAAGATTAATTTGGAGGACCTTACCTCTGAAGAGCGGAGGGTGGTCAAATTCTGGAAAGGAATAGGAGCGGAAGCCAGGAAAGCAATTGAAGACATAATGGAGCCTCTTCGCAAGGGGTTGGTTGATGAGGCGAGTATAGAAAGAGCTTATGCTGAACTTACCCTTCTTAAAAAGGAATTATGGAGCATTCGCGAGGCGATGATGAAAAAGGCTAAAGAAGCTGAGGCCTTTCATCCGTACATGGAAGCGGCAAGACAATACTATGAAGTACTTAAGAGAGCTTATGAGCGAGGGAGAGGCATTATTGATGATATAAAGGCTGATGCGGAGGCTTTAAGAGGAGAGCTGGAAGCCCTCTTTGGTACTGGACCCATTAAAGAGCTTGAAGGGAAAACGGCTCGCGAGATAGCTGATGAGTGGGAAAAGAATGAAATCCTGCGAGAGAGGAAACGAATACTGTCAGAAATTCTTGGCATCAATCTTAAAACTAAGAGCCAGCTTGAACAACTGGCTGAAGAGTATGGCGACTTCGCTGAGAGTGTGGAGAAAACCATCGTTAGCATGTTTCGAACTTTAGAGGGGACAGTAAGGTCAATTGTCTCCGACGCAATCTTGGGACGCCTGCGGACAGCAAGGGATTACATGCGGATGATTTTGGCCCAGCTCGGCGGACTTGCTGCGGTAACCATTTTCAAAGCGTTGGCGTCTCCGGTTACAAGCGCGATCAGCGGTCTTGTGACAGGCGAAGGCGCAAAGACAAAAAAGATGCAGACAGGCGGCATTGTGTATCGTCCGACACTGGCGCTTCTTGGCGAAGCCGGTCCCGAGGCGGTGATACCATTGAGACGACATGGAGCGACCGCAGCGCCGGGATTTGGCGGTAACGTAAACGTAACATTCAACATTCAGGCTATGGACGGCCCAAGCGTTGAGCGCACGCTTATGCAGCATCAGCGGACCATTGCTTCGATCATTCGGAAGGCTGTACACAGTGACCCTGGTTTCAAGCTGACGGTTAAGGCATGAGCACCGATTTTATTTGTCAAGTAGGACCAGGACAGGCCGACTATACGTCGCTGGCATCTTTCATTGCGGCTTTGCCGACCGACCTCACTACAGCCAAGGTCTTCTCACACGGAGGAGTTACAGGCACAATATCGGACGGAGATTCTGTTACCGGCGCAACAAGCGGGGCGACGGCCACTGTCGTTCACTGCACAAGCAGCCAGATTTATCTTCACAGCATAAGCGGCACCTTCCAGTCCGGGGAGAAGGTATACGTCGATGCCAACAACTATGTTTACATAAGCGATTCCGGCGATGTAGCCAATCCATACGCGCAGGTTGCAACAAGCGGCTCTGCTGATTCGGCTGTAACGATTTCGGGGATTACGACCTCTTCTTCAGCGAAGATCAAGATCCGTGCAGCGACGCCGCCTAAGGGAGTCTGGAGTTCCGGGCTCTACAGAATTGAGGGTGCCGCTTACAAGATGCTCTCAATCAGTGTAGACCATGTGGAGCTTTACGGCATCCAGATATATGGAACTACAAGCGGCAACACTTACGGCATTTATCTCACCGGGCAGTCAAGCTCAAGCGAGATCCTGGTTGACCGGTGTATAATCCGGTTCAACGACAATAACAACAGCAGCTATTGGCGTCGCGGCATAAGGACATACAGCACGAACGTTAACCTCAAGGTCCGCAATACGATCATATATGACGCAAGGAATTCGACAAACAACGCCTGTGCTGGCATCTACTGGAATGGTGGGAGCGCTGCATGTATTCACAACTGCACGATTCATAATTGCTATTTCGGGATTTATTCCACCGATTCCACCATTACCGTAAAGAATACGATCACTAATGATTGCGCGAACGGCTTTTCAGGCTCCTTTAGCGCAAACTCTGATTACAACGCTTCGGACATTTCAGGTGACGCGCCTGGTTCCAACTCCCGGAACGGCACTGACGGCGTCGTTACGTTTCGGGATGAGTCAGGCGACGATTTTCACTTAGGTTCGACCGATTCAAACGCGAGGGGCAACGGGACCGACCTAAGCACCGATGCCAACCTGGCTGTTACCGAAGATTGCGACGGCACCGATTTAACTGATATTTCGTCTTGGAACATCGGAGCCGACCAGGATATTCCCTGTGTCGCCGCTGTGAGCTTGCCCCAGCTCAATGTAAATGGAGTGGCGCAGATTGCCACCGAGTGGGAGACAAGCGGTGCATCAACGTTGCCGCAACTGCTGATAACAACTGATTCTGTTCTAAGGAAGCAATACTCCGTGTCTCCGGCAGTTGAGCTCAACCAATTTAAGGTTGAAGCCGCGACCTCATGGACAAGAACGGGCGTCGTCTACGAATATGAAACCTGGCCATTGCATCCCGAATATCCCTGGTCGGAGATTTACCAGTACGACGTTCTGACTTCGCCTACAAATTACGGCATCATAAAGAGACGCGCGCGGAACCAGCGAGCACGGCGGTCATGGCGATTTATCAACAGGAATGCCTTTTCAGACGAGGCGGAGGTGTTCAGGGCCTTTGTGCGGGATCATGCCGGCGGCAGCAGGCCCTTTTACATAGAAGTGCCCGATGTCGTACCCAGGCCTTGGATGGCTCCCACCCTTGGCGTCACAACGGGCGGAAACATTCCAAGTCAAAGGACGCTTTATGTAGGGTACACTTGGCAGGGCGTAAGCGGCGAAACGCCAATATGTTACAACATTGACTCAATAACCGTTCCTGCCAATTACAAGCTGACCGTCACAGTGCCGGTTTTTCCTCGGGGCGTCACTGCTGCTGGCGTCTATGTGGGCGTTTCGGCGAATGATCTCAAGTATCAGGGCGTCATCTCGGAATCCGGCGGCACCTGGACCGAACCGGACGCAGGCTATAACACAAGCGGGGCCAATCCTCCTTCCGTCAATACGCTCAGCGAGACTGTGCTTGTCACTCTCGCCGATAACGAGGCCACGAAAAATGCGGCCGGCAGGTGGACGCTAAGCGCCACGTTTGTGGAGCTTTTCCCGGCCACCAAGAAGGCGGTATACGGCACCGGATATATCTCCTTGCCCAGCCTAAGTTCTTCAGCCTCTGCGAAGCTACAGCCTAACAAGGCAAGCGCTGAGGTTACGCTACCGGCTCTTACCGCTGCAGCTACGGCAAGAGATCAAACAGTCCGTGGTGCTGTGATTTTGCCAGTCTTGACCTCTTCTGCCTCCTGTACAAGTCCTATAGCGAGCACAGCATCGGTGCAATTGCCGCAACTTTCAGTTTTAGCCTCCGCCTCGGCCGGACTTGTAGGTGACTGGTATGTTGATCCTTCAGGTAATGACAGCAACCCGGGAACGTCTTCTGAGCCTTTTCAGACCATAGGACGCGCTGTCCAAGCGGCGCAATCTGGCGAGACGATCATAGTCCGATCAGGGACTTATAACGAAAGCGTTGAGCTCCTGCGCGACAATGTGACAATACGTTGCGAAGACGGGGCGATACTGCAGACAAGCGATACATACGGCATCTGGGGGGACTATCTCACCGGCATCACGATAGACAATCTTGAAGTGACCGGTCCGTCACAAGGCATCAGATGCTACCGGGGAGATTCCTGGACGATTGAGAATTGCCACGTTCATAATTGCTCTGAGCGCGGGATAGCTGTTATCGGGCAGAATGATGGGTGGACTTATTACCATGGATCAGGCCATGTCATCCGGAACAACTTGATTCATCACATCTATCACAATTCGGAAGCTTTCGGGATCTACGCTTCCAGACTTACCGAGTCTCAGATAACCGGGAATACCATTTACCTTTGCCGGAAGGAGGGCATTCGGACCATCCGCTGCAAGGGTGTCACGACCTCGGACAATTACATTTTCCGCTGCTGGGCCGGCATATCGCCCGAACAGGAAAGCTCGCACCTTACGTTTACCAACAATTGGATAATCGACTGCGACATAGGCGTATACTTCAAGAAAGTGACCGACGACATCGGGCCTAACTATTTTACCCACAACACCGTAGAAGACTGTGGGATAGGCTTCTGGCTCAGCAGCCAAACACCTGCAACGACAGGTTGGCGGATTCGGTTCAATCTCTTCAGAGGCGCTTATGAAACTTTCGCTATTCTCCAGGCCCAGAGCGGCAATGTGCTCGATTACAACATGTACTGGGACAGCAATTCAGCTTGGCATCTCTGGGTTGACGATGACTCCTACTCCGGGGTTGAAAGCGGTCAAGACAATTCCTGGGACAGCTTAGCCGAGCTTCGTGCTGACACCGGATTCGAGCAGAATGGCACCATGTATGACCCGAGCACGGTGGACGATTACGGCTGCTCTGGCGTAACGAGCTCAGCAAGCGAGGAGTTTACCTATTACCCTGCAACTGCAATCGACGCCTCGTCGAATACCTCGACCATGCAGCGGGGCACCGACAGGGGCAGGTTATCGATCTGGAAAGCTGCAAGCGACTCGAACGAGTATTTGATCATAGATCTTGGCTCCACCAAGACGATCAATTATGCCTTTTTGCTGCCCTGGGCTCACGATACACCTTATTCATATCAGAACCCGAAGAACGTTACGATAAAGGTCTCAACAGATAACCTTTCTTACACTACCGTGGCTTCTCGGACAAATGATTCCAAGGGCGCAACGCATATTTATAGCCTCGGTGACGTAAGCGCCCGGTATATCCGGCTTGACATAACCGATTCTCAGGCTTCCGGGTATGACATTTGGGTGGCTGATTTCTTCGTGGGGCATGTTGGATGAGCTACGCCACTTTACCTTCACATCTTGCGCCTGACTTTGCTTTCCCCGAGGTTGCTGACAATCGCGTTATCAGGGTGGAGTTTGAGTCCGGCGATATTCAAATGTGGCCGAAGTGGCGACAGGGGATTCGCAAGTGGACGTTGCAGTGGAACCACGCCACCAAGGAGCAGACCCAGGAACTCAGGGCGTTTTTCCTGGCGCATTTGGGGCCTCTTACGCCCTTTTACATTTCGCTGCCCGACACTGTGCCGGCTCCTGCAGCGGAAGTGGAAGTGGATTTCGTGCAAGCGGGCAGCATGAGCCAGAGAACGCTTGTTGTGGCAAAGACGTGGGCCGGGGGTGCATCCAAGGAGACCGATATCGGAGACTCGGCCAAAACCGTGGTTTGTCCGGCATCCCACGTACTGAGGGTCAAGGTGGGCATTCTGCCCCGGTCGGCAACAGGCGCTTACATTTACGTAGGCACAAGCGTAACTGATCTGCATAAACAGGCTGCATTGGTAACCGATCAGTGGACGGAGCCTGATACAGGATATGACACGGGCGGTGCTGCTCCGCCGAGCTCAAACAATTTCACCGAGTCACCGCTTGTCAACGTGCTTGAGGACTCCATTTCGTTTGAGCAGAATTTCATCGACGATTACACCATAAAAGCGGCCGTGATTGAGAACCCGGAGGCGTCATGAGGTCGATAGATCCACGGCTGATTGTCCAGAAAAACAAGCTGTACTCGACCCAGCCTTGGATCATGCTTTTCGAGCTGGACTTTGACGATGGCACGTACCTCAGACTGGCGGCTTATCCTGACGATGTGACCTGGAATGGGCATGTTTGGACGGGTTTTCCGCTTTGGGTGGATGCCAGTACGGAAGATTCTTCCGGCGCGCTCAGTGAACTGCAGGTCCACGTTGCGAACCAGGACAGGACGGTTTCGGCCTATTTGGAGAATACGGACCTGGCAGGCAAGCAGGTAACGCTTTACATTGTGCACAATGAGCACCTTGACGTTACAGACGTGCCGGCCTACACGTACAGAATAAGCGCTATTGTCACGACAGATGAGGTGGCGACGTTTACCCTCGGCCATGAGCGCCTGCTTGTCTTGAAGCTCCCTCGCCAGCGGTTTATACGGAATAAGTGTCGGTTTCGGTACAAAGATTCACGTTGCCGCTACCCGAACTCATATTTCGACAGCGTTGAGAAGATGGACTTCAAGTCAGCCGGGGACATTCAGACCTGGTCTTGGCGGGCCAAGAATATGGCGCATGCAACCAGGTGCAACATTGACATTGACTATCCCGACCAGCTCGTTATTCAATCCGACAGCGAGAACGGCGTTTACACGGCTTGGGACAACACCTTCACCGCGCCCTACATTTACAAGACTTTTACCGGTGATATTGACGCCTATTGCGATATTGCGTTTGTCATAGGTCGTGACGGCAAGTATGGGGGCATGTTTTTCATCATGGACGACGGAGCCCCCAGCAAATGGTTTGCGATTCGTCGCTGCACAAGCGGCGATTCTGTCGTCCACACGATCGCCGGATCCAGCACGATTGTCGCTGAGAGCTACCAGATGCCCTATTGGCGACTCGTATTCGACGGCAAGCAGGCAAGCGTCTATCATGGCAGCCCGGGTAATTGGATCCTGCTTGACAGCCGTTTACGGGCTGATATAGCTGACACAATAAGAATCGGCTTCTGCGCTTTTAACACGGTGCAGGGCACAAGCGTCGCTCAGCGTTGGAGCGCTTTTTACGTGACAAGCGGCGGCCTTGCGACATGTGACCTCACCTTGGAGGGGCCTAATGGCTGCAGAGCGCATAACAACACGCGAAACTTCGGCGGCTTCCCGGCGATTCCCGAGGGACGCATCTATCTATAGTCCGCTTTTGGGATCGCCGTTCAAGTGGGGCGGTAAGTCGCCCGAGGAAGGCTTCGACTGCTGGGGTCTTGTGGTTGAAATCTACAAGCGCCTCGGCGTGGACATTGAGGCGACGCTGAAGTACCAAGGCCCGGAATCCGCGCCCCGGGAGGTGCCCGAAGGCGTAGAAAGAGCATGGGAGCCTGTCAGGGGCGCTCTTGAAGTTTGGGACGTTATAACCTTCGCCCCGCTTCGAGAAGGAGACCCGCCGCATGTGGGCGTTTACGTTGGCAATCTCAGGGTGGTTGAGGCCACACCGCAGTTTGGGGTGGTCGCCCGCAGAATCGGCCGTAGGAAGATCTTAGGAGTTTATAGATGGCGCGGGTAGTCCTTGTTGAGAACCCCTTTTCGGCCCGCGTAATAAGCGTAAGAGACGTTCCTGCAGACGCTCCGCTTGGGCTTTTCCTTCCAGCCGATTGGCAGCGGGAGAATGTGGCCGGCGTTTTGAACGGTAAGCAGTTCAGCGCCCGCGATATAAGAACGCTCAGACTCAGTGACCAGGATATCTTGACCCTATGCAGGCTTCCCGGCTGGGCCACACCGCTTGTAACGCTACCGCTTATCGGAACCATAACCGTCGGCAACGTGATTGTAGCCGGCACCCTCCTTGCTCTTTCGGTTGGAATGCCGTTCGTAACCGCCGCCATGGGGCCTAAGCCTGAGAATTTGGCAACTTATGACAACTCGGAGCAGTCCCCTACTTACGGCTGGGCGGGGATACAGAATACGACGCGAAACGGCACGATAATTCCGCTTGTCTACGGAAAGCATAAAGTAGGCGGCCAGGTAATCGCAGCTTATACGCAGGTAGAGGGCAACAATGAGCACTATCTATACGTGCTGCTTGGGCTTGCAGCAGGGGAAATCGAAGCCATAAATCGCTGTACTCAGGACCGGGACGCGATTCAGTCCGGCAGTTTGCTTGAGGACCTGAAGCTCGACGACAATTCAGCTTCTGAATACGAAGGCATCCAGGTTTACTACAGGCTGGGCTCATGGGAACAGGAACCGATCCCCGGGTTCCGTCGGTCGCATATCCAAACCTCGATCAACACAGAGCTTGAATACGATTCTGCTTACATTCATACGGCCAACACGCCGATCCAAGAGGTTACGTTTCAAATCCGGTTTCCAAGCGGCCTTTACATGCGGGACAGCAAAGGAGCGATACGGCAGTATGATGTCGATTTTCTCATAGAGAAGAAACTCCCTTCGGAGACGACTTGGACGACTGTCGGCACATATACGGCATCGGCCAGAAATACGTCCCAATACAACTATGAGATCCGCATTCCCGGTTTGGATTTAGCTTCCTATCAATTCCGGATCACCAGGCAGACTCAGAATGACGCCGAAGTTTCGGCAGCTCAGGGCCTTTATCCTGTCTCAAAGTCATACCTGCTTGCGATAACCGAGACGACTTACGATGACGTTGCCTACAAAGGCGTGGCGCTTCTTGGCCTAAGAGCGCTTGCTACCGAGCAGCTCAACGGCCGAATGCCCAGGGTAACGTCCATTGTTTACGGCAAAAAGGTTAAGCGGTATAAGCCGGGCGATCTTTTCGGCCCGGATACGCAGCAGGACTTTACGACCCTTACAACCGGTTCTGACGCAATTCCGGGCCACTGGGGATGGCATGTAGAAAAAGTCAACAAGCTGGACATCGCAAGCACCCATGTACCAAGCGCCTACTCGCTTACGCTTAAGCACAAGCCGGAAGCCGGAAGCTACTACTGGGCGCAGCTTACAGTTCCTTATGTGTACAAGAAGATCTACGGCGACTTCGACCTCCGCGTGAGGGTTAACTGGAAGGACGGCTATTCGGTTGCTGGCCGCGGAGTTATGCTGCTTATCAGAATGACGGATCCGGCGCATAACTTCTCTGCTTTCGGACTTAAGACGGATTCAAGCGGGACGTTGAAGCTTTTTACCAGGGCGAATGTGGCTGATGCTCCAACTACTTGGCACGGCGATGCGCCAAGCAATGACATTTACCTGAGAGCTGTCGCTGATAGCGATACGGGCAGTCTTACCTTTTATGCCTCCACCGATGGCGAAACCTGGACCCAGTACGGCGACAGCTTGCCGTGGTATAGCGATTATCAGCCCTGGGATGTTGGGATCTGCTTGGAGAAAGAAGACAGCGGCGATGAGACAGACTTCACAGCGGTGGTGAAGCAGTTTGAGTTCGCCGATTCCACCTGCTACTCGCTTGAATGCAGCAACAACCCGGCGTGGGTTATATATGACCTGCTTACTGATGATCACTATGGTGCCGGGGCTTATATCTCGGAATCGGATATTGACCTTGAGTCGTTTCTCGCTTTCGCGGCTTACTGCGATGAACAAGTAACTGACGGCCGCGGCGGCCTTGAAGCTCGATATCGCTGTGACGTTGTCATTGACAGCGCTAAGTCCATTTGGGAGCAAGCGTTGGGACTTCTTGAGAATTACAACGCCTCCTTGGTGAAAGTCGGAAATACGATCCGCGTGGTCTACCTACACGAGCAGAGCCCGGTACAGCTTTTCTCCATGGCTAATATCGCCAAGGGCTCGTTTTCGGTTACGTATGCTGCAAAAGAACTCGGCGCGAATTACTGGGAGCTTCAATTTCTCAATGCTGAGAACGACTGGGCGCAGGATTACGCTGTTTACCAGGACCCGGATCTTGAGACCGCTGAGCCATTGCGGGGAAAGACTGCAAACCTGTATGGCGTCACCCGGCCTGGAGAAGCCTTCAGGGCGGCGCTTTTCAGATGTAAGCAGAACCGGTATCAGAGAAAGCTAATCAAGTTTTCAACAGGCGTTGAAGCCATAGTTTGCGAGCCTTACGACGTAATCTCGGTGCAGCACGATGTGCCACGCTGGGGCGTTTCCTCGGGACGTGTTGTGACGGCTACAGGATCAACAATCACCCTGGATAAGCCTGTGACGCTGGAGGAAGGCAAAAGCTACGAAATCAAGGTCAGACATAACGATGACTCGATTGAGACAGCAACGGTTGTGACGAATACGCCCGGGACCTATTCGACGCTGCAGGTTTCAGGCTGGACCTCGATTCCCATTCCTGACGAGATGTGGGTCCTGGGTCAAACCTCGATTTCCACAAGCGAATTTGTAGTTACGAGGATCGAACGCACAGGCGATCTTGAATGCACAATCGAAGCCGTCGAGTACAACCCGGCCATTTATGACCCGACGATCACTCACGTGCCGTTTGTAAGCCGCAGTGAGTTGCCGGATCCGCGCAAACTGCCGGACAACGTTTCTGAAGTGCTCCTGATGGAGCGTACACAGCTCCGACGGGATGGCACGGTGAATATCGCAATCGAGGTGGCCTGGCCGGCTGCATCCGGGGCTGATAAGTATGAAATCTGGTTCCGGGAGTATGGCAGGGCTGCTTGGATTTACGCCGGCGAGACTTCATCGCTGCATTTCACAATCAACGACCGCATAACCGAAGGGTCCACGTATACCAGCACCGATCCTTTTGTTGAAGGCAACAAGTACGAAGTTGCGGTGGTTTCTGTTTCTTCTTTCGGGGCCAAGCGGCGACCGGATAACAGCCCCAGGCAGATAATCACGATAAAGGGCAGGGAGTCGGCCCCATCTAACGTGGATTCCAGCTCAATCAACATTGCCCGCGTCGGGACGGTGCTCTCAATAAGCTGGGACGCTGTGGATGATAAGGACCTGAAGGGTTATGAGATCCGCTACGCTGAGTCCGCGTCATGGGATGACGGCGTTGTAATGGCAACCAACATTCCGACGCCTTACCTGGAGACGGTCAATTTTCCGATCGGCACTTGGCATTTCATGGTGAAGGCGATCAACACAAGCGGCGTTTATTCGCTGCAGGCTGCTTCGTTGCAGTACACGGTCCCCTCAGGGACGGACGAAACGCTTGACTGGAGCCGAGATGAACGCGCGTTGAGCTGGCCTGGAACCAAGAATGCGCTGTACGAATCCTCAGGGGATCTGGTCGTTTCTTCCGGGTTTACCTCCGCCTTTTACATGACGCCTTCAATCGACACCGGTTCAGTGCACACGCAGCGGCTGCGGGCGGCGATTGCCGGAGAGCAGATTGTCGGCGGTTACACCTGGGACCAGGCGACTTTCGCCTGGGATAGCGACACGGCCAAGGCGCTTACGTGGGATACCGCACAGATAGGGGAAGTTGCGACCCTTGAGCTTTACGTCCGCTATGGCGATACCGAGAATGACATGCTGAATAGTGAATTTGAGCCTTTCCGGGCGGGGGAATTCAATACCAGGTGGTTCCAGTTTCTGCTTGCAATCCGGCTGGACTCGGAGGCTGTCGGCGGTAAGATTACGCAATTGAAAGTGGAGGCGTACACATGAGTCAGACCTGGGAATCAATAGATGGCTCGGAATACTTGTCGGACACCCGGCAGGAAATCGTCAATAACTTTGAGACGCTTCGGAGTTGCTTTTCGGGGACGGATTTTCCAAGCTCCCCTGTAGCCGGGCAGCTTTTCTTCCGAACCAGCGACAAGACTTTCTGGATTTATGACGGCTCCAATTGGTGGCAGATAGGAGCCGCTACAGCTCACTACATGGGCAACCTGCCCCGGGCCGGCGGGGATTCTTACCCCATGAGCGGCGACCTGAACGTAGGAGGAAACAAGGTCGTCAACATGGCATCCCCGACCGATGACAGCAATCCGGGCGACGCTGTCAACCTTGCCTACTTAAACTCCGTGATATCGGGTCACCACCATACCGGGGCAAGCAATGACGGGCCGAAGATTGATGTGGTGGACCTTAACGGAAACGAGCGTGGCGCTCAAAGCTCAGCATCAACAACCAATGTATACGGAGAAGTTACGCTTCAAAGCGTCTCGGTTACGACCATATCGACAGCTACCGGGTCCGAAAAGAAAGTAATCCTGGCAGGCTGCCGCTACGACTTCGGCACCTCTCTGCCCTCCGTTAAGGCGTTTGCTATTCGCAGAGATTCTACGGCGCTGGTGGATACTGACTTGCCATCTTGGGCGATATCAGACGGCAGCACAACCAGGTATAAGGGCCAGCTTGTTTATGCCGTGGAGGACACTCCAGGGAGCGGGACTTTTACCTATTCCCTGGTCGTGAATACGAATGTCAGCAGTGATTTTGACTATAGCTTTTTGGTCGTTTTGTAGCGAGAAAGGAGGTGCTGGATGCCTACACTCAGCACTGCAGCTCGGAACGCCGCATGCGATGCTGTCGTTGACCTGATCGACGGCGGCAGCGGCTCAAACGGCACTATCAAGTTTTTGGACTCAAGCGACACGGTGCTTTGCACCTGCAACATGAGCAACCCGGCCTTTGGGAATAGCACAAACGGCACAGCCAGCGCTGATTCGATCTCAAGCGGGACGGTCAGCACAAGCGGCACCATTGCCAAAGTATCGATCCGGGACACGGACGATACCGAGGTCATGGAGTGCACGATTACCGTGACCGGGGGCGGCGGAGAGTTTGAAATCGGAAACTTGACCGTCAGCTCCGGTGATACTATCGTGGTATCCAGTTTCACGGTGACAATGCCTCAGAGCTAAAGGAGGCTGACCGATGGATAGGAGGATCAGCTCGGTTGCCCAGCTTATCCCGAAGCCCAGGCTGGATTCCAAGGGCTGGGCGGTGGTGGACGTGGATAGCATGCCCAGGGAGCTTGTCGAGCTCCAGATTCTAAGCCTTTGGCCTTACGTGGGGGGCTTCACGTTCGTGTTCGATGACGCGCCCAGCGCTGTCAGCGATTACATTATGGAGCTTCAGGAGGCTGGCCAGAGGGTTGTCCGCTCGCATTTGCAGGCCCCCTTCCCGGATCAGAGCACGGAAAGCGTTTGGGCTGCTGTAGCCGGTGGGTTCCGGTACTGCATTTCGCTGCCTCGTGGCTGGGCGCTTCCTGGAAGCGGCAAATTCCCGGACTTCTTCGTCAAGTGGGCGGAGTCCCCTTCGTTATCGTTGGTTGCCGTAGGGGTGCCTTTTATCGAGTCCATTCGGACCGTGGCATTCCCGGTGGACCCCGAAGACAGGGCCAAACGGGCTCAGTGGCAGGCTATTGCCTGGAAGCTGACCGGCGACTGGCGCAGGAAGCGTCCTGAGAGCCATGTAACGTACTGTCCGTGGCCCTGTCGGGACTACAGCCCGCTTGCGCAGCGAGAGCATAAGCTGGCCCCAGAGAGACAGTACCAGCCGGAGGCTCAAATTGGCGATTATGCCTGGCTTGCTGGCGCGATGGCAAAGAAGCCCAACGGTGCGAAAAATGAAAACTACGGCAATTCGATTGCGTAGACCAGTGTCAAGGAGCAAAGAACGATGGCCTGGGGATCAAAAACACAGATAGCCTCTGGTGTCTCAGCAACGTCTACTGAGACCTACAGCTCCGCTATTACGCTTAATCCACGTGAGCTGGCTCACGTACAGGTTAAAGCAGATTTTCCCACGTCTCCCACTGACCATCTTGAAGTTTCTGTTTACACGACTCTGGATGACTCAAGCGAGACCTGGGACGACGTACCGATTTATGCCTTTCAAATCAGCAACACAAGTGATCCATCGGTCGCGTCGATTCAGCTCAGCGGGCTGTACAAGTTTCGTCTTGGCTTTAAGGCGACTGGCTCGACGGATACCATTACTGTTGACGCTTGGGTGCGTAAGGACGGAGTATCAGCGTAATTGGCTCGGACATATTATCTTCGCTCCCTTGACGCAGACCTGCAGATAGCGCTTACAAAGCCCGCTGCAGGTAAAAAGTTCTTCGCGCTGAATGAAGATTCGGCAGCGACTGATGTTTATACGTCAACTATAGCTGCCGGAGATTACGGCTCTTTTACAGCCGTAACGCCAAGCGGCTTTCCTGGCAAGGATTCCTGGCCGACTACGACTTTTACTGTGTATCTATACGTAACCTACGCGCCAGCGAGTTCTACGTGTGCTGTTTACCTGCGCCGTGTTGATACGGACGGAGAGACCATAGATGTTATAAACGCAAACGAGGGGTCCTATAACATATCAAGCAACAATTCCTATAGCTGGACCTTTAGTCCCAGTAGCTGGACAGGGACCTCGTTCAGTGACCGATTAGCCATTGAGTTTCGCTTCTACAACGGCTCTGGGTCCGATGATTACTTCATGATTAAGACCAACGATACGTATCTTGAAACGCCTTTCACCAGCGACCCAGAGATTTTTAACTCCCTTAGTTTTCGACAAGAGCTTGCAACCGATCTTCGTATCGGGTCCGCAATGGATGAAGCCAGCGGTGCATGTTATGCCCCTGATCGTAAGACCATCGCCGTTGTAGACGATGGTCTACAAATGTGCGAGTACGACGCAGATTTTAACAATGTTCAGAGCTCGGCGGTTAATTTGCCAAGCAGCGTCTTCAGCGACACGGAAGGTATCGAGTATGTTGGTGACTGGTTGACTTCTTACGACTATGCCGTTCTGGACGAAGGGTCTACAAGCGCTTATGCAAAGTTGCATCTCTTTCCTTTTTCTGCCGGCCAGACAAGTTTAGACGCGGGAGACGTTACGAGTTATACTCTGGACGAGATTCCGCGTTATTCAGATACATACGGGGGCGAAGGTTGTGAAGGGCTGACGTATGATCCATTGCAGGATCTCTTTTATGTAGCCAACCAGTCAGATACGGAAAGTGATGTCGGGATCTGGGAGGTTGATATTAATCAGACCAACGCCAACGGTAATCCCGTACAGAATCGTCTCTTTACCTACACCGGCGCTGGGATCGTAGATGGTGCTGATGGCGTTGCGTCCCCAGTTTCATTGTCTGATCTTTGCCACGGCTCTTTGCTGCCCGATCCTTATAAGCTCCCAAACTCGATTTTTCTTCTTACCCGCGACAGCACAGCGGACCGAAGATGCGTTCTTCAGATTTCTCTACCCGATGGAGCAGTACTTTCTAAATTTCAACACGAACTCGAAGGTCAGGTCGAGGGATTAGCTT